CTGCTTACTCTTGCAGTTATCTTATTCTTCTCAACATTAAGGTTAGATAAACTTGTATTAACATAAGTTGAGCTTTCCTGCCAATCATTTCTGTACTTGCCTTTTACAATACTTACTGCAGTAAATTGATAAGTCCCATAACTTAAAGTACCATTTTGCCAATTTCCTAAATATAAAGATACTGGTTTTGTAACTTCAGTTTCAAAAGTTAATTCAAGCCATTGCCATCCTAAACCTGAAGACTTAACCTCATAATTTTTATATTTTCCTTCATGATCTTGTACTTTAATTACTAAAGAAGCTATTCCCTCCTGAACAAAACAATAAGTACTTGCTGTATAAGTTGAATTAGAAGGTAGTGCTTCAGTTGTTTGCATTATGTTTTGATTATTACCTTTGGTTATAATCCTAAAAGCTTTCTTATACCCACTTGTACTATCAATAATACTTTTAGTTGAATTCTTTTCTAAAGTCTCATCCCAATTATCATAACCATTTAAGAAACAACCATTTTTAATATAGTTAGGTGAATTAAGATTAATTTCTTTTATTGAATTTATTACATCACTACTACTCACCTTTAATTTAATAGCGTTACTTAGCTGCTTTATGTTTGTATCATGATTAGAAACTCTACTATTTAATGAACTTAAAGAACTATTGACTGATGATACTGTAGAATTTATTCCGTTAACTGTGGCCTTTAGTAATACATAATCATCTTTTAGATTCACTGTATTACCATTACTTGAAATTGTAGTATTTTTTATTAAACTTTCTATCTTTCCCTGCTGCAGCTTTATTTCTGTTTGAAGTGCTGTTGTACTTTCTTTGATACTTAATACATTACTTGTAACCTTCTTAAATGCTACATCTAAGGTTTGATCACTTTCATTCAAATATACTTTTGTAGATTTTATAGTGCTTGAAATATTAGAATTTATTGATGTTATAAGACTATCTATATTAATCTTACTTCCACTAATTTCATTACTATTAATCATACGATCCTTAATAATTCCATTGGCCAAAGCTTTTTCTTTTACTCCAGTAGAATCTATTAATGTTCCTTGTCCAGTTTCATCAAAAACTCCAAAGGTAAATTTATTATTAGCATCCCTTCCTGCTATCATTCTTACTTTACCTTTTTCATCTCTCCATTGTTGAGTTTCACCAACAATCTCTATACCACCAGTACTTGATTTAATTTGAAACTTATTAGTTGAAATAACTCCTGCATTAACCTTGCCCACATCTAAGCTTTCAATCATAGCACTTTTTATAATGCCTTCATCAATAACAACATTTTTCCCTGTAAGATGAATAGTTTGTGTCATATCTGCTGTTATGTTTCCTGCAAGTAAGTTATTTATTAATGCTGTGCTACTTTCTAAAACTCCAATCTTGGCATTAGCTGCATTTAAGTCTGTTATATCAGCTTTTGTTGCTGCTAACTTATTTATATCTGCCTTAAATACTTTTAAATCATTTATTGCAGCTGAAGTTGCTTCTAATGTTCCTACCCTTGCACTCACTGCATTTAGACTATTAATATCTGCTTTATCAATTACTATGTGCTTTACTACATCTTTAATAGCACTTTCAGCAATTGTCCCATCATCACTTGTTATATTATCTACTGTTTCATATACTTCTTTTGCTTCTTTCTGAATATCTTCAAAGGATGCCATAGTATTTGATAATTCACATTCATTTCTTTCTGGTTCATCTGGATATTCTATGATTTTTACAATTCTTTGCTTATCTTTAAACCTATCTTTGTTAGAAATAAGAATTATGATATCACCTAAGTTAAAATCTAAAATACTATATTCTTTTTTATTTATTTTTGCTAAATCTTGAATATCACATCTATAAGATTTCTTAGGTTTAGATAGCTCCTCTAACTTTGCAGCTGCATCTTCTTTTAGATCATTTAATATAGTGTATCTTTCATCTTTCCAGTAAAAAGTTTTAACTTTATTAGAGTACTGATAATTTTCTAAATACCCTTTACCATCAAGAGTTAAACCATCTTTTCCTTCTGCTCTTATCCTTGTGTAATATTCATTTGTATCATTATTATAATCTAAGCTTATAAGATTAAGAGAGTCCATAAAATAAACACCCTTATCTTGGCCAATCTTTTCATAAACTTTAATTACTTTATTTAAACTATCAAAGATTAGTTCAACTCTATAAATATCTTTTATCTCTTGGATAATATCCCATGAAGAACATGAAGTTTTTCTTACAGTTCTCTTCTTTGTAATTTTATCTATTAAAGTTACTGTCCATCCTGTTCCTGCACAAACTAAGTTTAAAGAATCTTTTATAGTTTGCTCTGTAGAATTAAATCTCTCCCACTCTTTGCCCTCTAAATCTTCAACATTCATTTTTGTTAATACAGAAATATAATCTTCATCATGATTAGAAATTTCTTTAATTACAAATTCATCTGTTTTATTTTGAATATATCCTTCAAGTTCAATGTTTTGTGCTGCTACTTTAGGGTATAAAAAAGAAAGTGTTTTATCTCCAGTTGATAATACACTTTCTATCTTGTAATCTTCATATCTAATTAACCCTTCTATTTTTTTATGATCTTTATCGTAAAGTTGTAACAATGTTGCCCTCCTTTCACACATATTCTAAAAAACATATATTTTCTTATTCTTCAAGCATATATTCAATTGCTAAAAGTTCTTGTGCTGAAACTCTAATATCTAAATCACTTAATTTAATTTTTTCAATTTCTATATTATTTTCTATTTCTAAAAGTTCTTCATAGGATCTATTCCATTCTGATAAATTTTCTTTAGCTATTTCTGCTACTCCATTATCACCTAGTTTTAAATTTCCCTTATCGTCTTTAGTTCCATATTTATTTACTAGCTTTCTTTTCTCTTCAATAAATATGTTGCTTATTTCATCTATTGTTTTTATGTTCTTTGCTATTTTAAAGCTTGTCTTAACGTCTAGTTCTTTTGTAGATAAATTTTTTAGTGCTTCTATGCTGTTTACTATTTCTTTATTAGTTAGCTTCAACATTTAATTCCTCCTTTGGTTCTTCTGTACTTTGTTCAAAAATTCTATCTTGGACTTCATATACGTTATTCGTAAATGAACTTATGTCTGCTCTACATTCTTTTCTATTTCCTTTGTATAATTCTTCATTTAAAACATTTGTTACTACTGTTGGTGTACCACTTGAATCTGTTGTTACTGTGGCTGTCATATAGACTACTGTTTCTTCTTTTATTTTGCTTTCTCCTATTAGGTTTATGCTTTCTTTTATTTTTAACATTTATCCAACTCCTTAATTTATTACAATAAAAAAATCAGTACAAGATATTATTTTAAACTTATACTAATCTTTATATCTTTTCTTCTTTATAAAGTATACATCTACAAAATTAATTTACTCTTCTTCATCTTTTATAAAAAAACAAGCTACTATTGTGATAATCCAAGCATAACTTATGTATGAACTCATAACTACCCCCAACACTACAAATACCATAGCAATATCTATATTATTTCTATTTAAATATTTTTGTATACTTTTAATAAACATCCTAATCTCTATACCTCTTTTTTTATTTTCTGCACTATAAAAGCAATAAAAAATTACTACAATAGCTACTATAAGAAGAATTATTGATTCCCATTTAGGCATTGTCATAACATACTTATCAATAAATATAATTGCACTAATAAGTAATAAAGCACATGCTAAGATTTTTTGTTTTGTTATACTCATAATTATCTCTCCTTCCTTAATACTATTTTAGTTAATTATATTACTCAATTGAATTTATTTCAATTTTATTCTTTATAATGAAATAAATTACATACAACTATAAACAAATAATAGTTTTAAAGATATCTTTTCTTATATTTTATTTTTAAACTAAATATCTCCTTATTAATTATTAATGTATTTTCTCCTTCTATTAATATTGGAAACTTCCACATCTCAACATCACCAAACTTATTAACTCCATTACAAGTAACCTTCCCCTTAATTCCATCAATAACTACAGTATTTCCCTTAACCAAATTCCTAACAACAATAGGATCATCGCCAAATCCCCTCAAAGTAATCTCACTCAAATCAGCCTTAGGAGTTATCTCAACAATACAAGGAGTTTCCATATTTCCTTTAACAAAAATAGTTTTCTCCGTAACTCCATCCATAACCTCAACAACTTCCTCACTATATTCATATCCATCAAGTTCAAGATTTAAATACAGCCATTCATCAAACTCAGTATCCTCAATAGAAGAACCTGTTAAATAAACATGAAAGTAATGCTCCAAATTATGAAACTTAATATCAGCTTCATCAATAAAATTAGCCATAAAATCAGAAATATTTTTATATGCTGTATTTCTGTCTATGGCTTCAAATAATATTTTTATAGTTATCTTTTTAAATCCTACTTTGCTTGATAGTTGAGTATAGGTATTGCCTACTTTACTTTTCTTAATATTAATTTCCGAAGGTTGAATTAACTTTGTACTTACACTTGCTCCATAAGTCTTTATATCAATATCATTTACAATCATCTTATCCTCCTTCTAGTTGCTGCAAGCTTCCCACCAATTCTATCTGCTAAAGCATTTTCATTAAAATAAACATTACTTTTCAAAGTAACATTACTCATAGCATTTGCTACTGCTGCAGCTGTTGCTTCTGCTATCATCTGAGCTATAGAATTCATATTAAAATTATTAGAATAAGAACTATTATAGTTATTAGTTGTATTATTAATAAGTTGCTTACTCAAAGTACTATTTTGATTAAAGAATCCTCCATTAACTTGTTTAGACAATAACTTTTTAGTCTCTGGAGCTGTTATTACTTTTTCTCCACCTTTGAAGTTATAAAGTTGTGGCCCTGAATCGCCTGTTAATATTGCTCTTCTTCCATCAAGAATAAGTTCTTGTCCTTCTTCTGCTACAAAGGCAACTCCTGGTGGAGCATTATCTGTACCATTAGCAAACCCAAAGAAACTTTTAATTCCATCACCTATAGCTTCAAATAATGTTTTTATTGTTACTGTCTTAGAGCCTGGAATATTTCTTATTGCATCTTGAACTTCATTAACATCTCTTATTGTGCCATCTGCATTACTTTGTATTTGTATTGGTGTACCATTTAGATTTAATATTCCTGACCTTGTACCATCTGTATTTTGTTTTACATTTTGAAGACTTCCAATTACTCTTCCATCTGCATCACATATTTGACCTGAAGCATTTATTGTATTATTAGCCATATCATTTAAAGCTGACTTGACTTGTGAATTAGTTACATTATGTTGGTCTGCAATTCCTTTTACATCATTAGCAATATTATTTGTATATGCTCCAACATTTCCTGTAAAAGTATCATATATTCCTGTTATTTCTCCTGTGGTTTTATCAACTGTTACTGCTATGTTTTGAAGTGAACCATTTGTTGTATTGTACATGGTGTACCATCCACTTTCAGTAATTGAACCTAAGTTATCATATTGAGATTTTAAGTTTTCTAACATTTCTTGTTTATGTGCTTCTCCTCTTTGAAGTTCTTCTCCAGTATATTGATTTATCTGATTCATAAGTTCAGGATATTTTGTGTTGCATATATCCATCTTACCTTCATATAACTTATTTTCATTTTCAAGCTCTTTATTATAAGCTTCCCTATATTGGTTAAGTCTTGCTTCACATTCTTCTTTAGCCTTTCCTTCTAGATTTGGAAGTTGTTCTTGTGCTATGCTTATGGCTTTTTCATATTTATCTTTTATAGCTTGAAGTGATTCAGTATGTGATTGTTTCTCAGTCTTTACTATTTCACTTAATCCTTCTGTGTTATAAGATACACATCTTTGATTAAAGTCCCTTACTGTATTTTCATATTCTTCTTGTGACATAGTTAAATTCTTTAAAGATATATCTTGCCATGATTTTTGAATCTCAGTTATTTTATTTTGTTCTTCTTCTGTTATTGCTCTATGTTCTTCTGCTGCTTTATGATATATTTCTTGTATTTGCTCCTTACCTTTCTTAACTTCTTCTATTTGAGCATTAGCACCTTTATTAATAGAATCTAGTAACTTCTGCTCTGCATCATCAATTGCTCCATCTCCTATAAATAAGTTATACATTGCTTGATATGCAGGATCTTTGTGATTATTAATTGCTTCTATTATGTTATTACATAGTTCATTAGTTCTATTTGAAATATTATTAACTTCTTGTTCACTAACAACTCCATCAAGATTAACAAGGTCTATATTATGCTGTAATTCTCTAAACTTACCTGACATATCTTCAAGGCTTCTTTGTGTTTCTTCACTTATATTCTCATTCCAATTACGATATACTGCCCCCATATTCTCAAGCTCTTCTCTTGAATACATTGTAGCTCCTGTTATTTTTCCTATAGCTAACTCTAAGGCTGACATTTCTTCTTTTGATTTAGTCATGGTGCTATTGTTTAAATCTGCTGTAGCATTAACAACTGCAATTACTCCTTCTACTGCTGCATATGCTGCCATAAGTCCAAGTGCTACTTTTCCAAGACTTCCAAGAGATATTCCAAGCTTAGCTACTCCCCCTGTGCTTGCTGCTGCACTTGCTGCTTCTACTCCTTCAGTTACTCTTATTAATTTACTAAAACCTTCTATACCTTTTCCTACTACTCCAACTACTGAACCTATACCTTGTGTTAATCCTCCAATTGCTTTTAATGAAGCTCCTGCAGCTAAAGTAAATAAGCCCATATTTATAATAGTTTGTTGTGTGCCTTCATCTAAGTTAGCAAACCAATCTATTAAACCACTTACTTTGTCTATAAGATCATTAACTCTTGGAAGTAACTTTTCACCAAGTTGTATTCCTAAACCTTCGAGCTTAGACTTTAACTTTTCTATATTACCTTCAGCTGTATTATTCATAATTTCATACATTTCTTCAGTAACACCATTACAATTATTTATCTTGCCACTTAAATTATCATATTGAGTACCTAATCCATTAAGTAACATATTTAAAGTATCAAGCTGAGTCTTTCCACCTATAGCACTTTCAAAGTTTGTCCTTTGCTCCTGAGTACATTTAGCAAGTCTTTCTTTGAGTAACTTCAATGTATTAGTAAGTCCAATGAAGTTTCCTTTACTATCCCAAGCTGATACACCAAGCTTATCCATTGCTCCTTTTGCTTTACTGCTTCCACCTGTTAGATTTACTAAAACTGAATTTAAGCTTACACCTGCTTCTGAACCCTTTTTACCTTGGTCGGCTAATCTTCCAAGAACTGTTGCACTTTCTTCTACTGGAACTGTTAAAGCTCTTAATGTACCACCACAGGCTATATAAGCTTCCATCATTTGAGTTGCTGAAGTGTTGGAGCTTCTTTGAGCTTGTGAACATACATCAAGATAATGACTTAATTGTTCAGTTGATAACCCAAGGCTGGACATAGAATCCGTTGCTAAATCTGCACTTGTGGCCATATCTGCACCCCATGCAACTGAAGCTTTTAATATTGGCTCTGTTGACTCTAAAATTTGTTTATTATCATAACCTGCAAGAGCAAGATATTTCATAGCTGCTGCACTATCTGTTGCTGATTTACAAGTATCTCTCCCTAAATCTTTTGCCTTATTTCTTAAAGCTTCAAAATTATCTCCTGTAGCTTCTGAAGTTGCTTGTAAGTCTGCCATTGATTGTTCAAAGTTCATGGCTGTTTTTGCTGAATATAAAGAAAGTGCATTAATTGGACTACTTAATTTTATAAGTCCATCTCCTGCACTACTTAAACCACTTCCAAAGTTTTTAATTTTTTCACCTGCAGCTTGAACACTTTGGCCAATATGCTCCATATGTTCTTTAAACTGCTTAACTTTAAAGTTAGATAATGAAAGGCTAGTTTCATTTATTTGAGAAGTTAAGTTTCTCATTTCTGATTCAGTTAATTTAATGTTATTTTGAACATTATGTAACTGTGAAGCATACTTGGTTATATTAGCTTCTGTCTTTTCTATAGCCTTTGCATTATCACCTTCTGCTATTTTTAACTGCTCTAGCTTTTCCTTTTCCTTAGTTAAATTTTCTTGTACCTCAGTTAATTTCTTTTTATATGCATCAAGCTTTATTTTATTGGCTTCATACTTACTACTTAAAGTTTCTAATTTCTTTTTGATACCTTCTTGTGAATTTTCAAAGTCCTTAGAACTTTTTCTTGCAAGTGCATATTCTTTATCTAAAAACTTTAATTCATTATTAACTTTTCTTATTACAGTACTTGTATTATCCTTAGCTCCGATGGTTACAATTAATTCACTATCACTCATATTCCCTCCTTTGTTAATCTAAAACTTTTAACCTTACTGTTTCACCTGAAGATTTATTTTCATTTCTCCTACTTCTATTTTTAGGTGAATTTATTTCATTATGAATTTCAAGCTGCTTATATACCTTTGCAGGTGTAGCTCTCCAGAACTCTTCTTCTGACTTTCCTAAAATAGTGGTATAAGCATAATATAGAAAATCTAAATCAATATCTTCATCATAATCTACTTTTTTTTTGAGCTTTTTGGCTTATCAGGAAGTGACATTGAGATTAATATAATTACATGGTTTGTTAAGGTAGTTAAAAAGAATAAATTATCTCCTTCTAATACTTCCTTACCTAAAGGTTTATCAGGTTCTGACTTTCTTCTTAATGTACTAGCTATAAAATCTAAAACTGCTTCATCATCACCTTGTAATAATGCTGCATAACCTTTTGTGAAAGGCTTTCCTATTATTTCTTTATAGATAGCAATGGATCTATTATCAAAAGCCATAATATAATCTTCACCATCAATATTTAAGTTTAGTTCTTTTCTTGTTAAATTCATTTGTTTTCCTCCATAAAAAAAGACTAGATTTAAAATCCAGTCTTTTATCAAAATTATTCTACTGAAGCATTATCTTCAGTTTGCTCTTCTTTCTTTAATATATCTTCTTTTACTGCTTCAAAGTATTGAACCTCTTTAAAGAAGTTATCTAATTTATTTTTATCTACTTCAGAATCTGCTGAATCCATTCGGTATTCGAACTTATTTGTTATCTTATCATTACTGAAAGATAAACCACGTCCTGTGAATCCTTGTGAAGTAAATTCTATGTTTTCACCTTCTGATTTTTGGTCTCCATCTTTTTCGTATAACTTAACATTATAGAACACTACATTTTCAAATGAACCATCATCATAAGTTTCTTGAAATAAAACAGCTACTGGTAATGATTGATCATCTGTTCCAGTAGCTGCTCCACCTTTAGCATAATCTTTTCCTTGAAGTTGTGCCCTTGTTTTTAGGACTATTGAGGAAAAGGTTAAATCTAGGTCAACGCTTGTTTTCTTTTTCTTGTATATGTTCTGCTTGTTGTCTGCATAGTTTGATGCTTCTGCATAATTATATGTGTATTTTACTTCTTCTAAATCTTCTATTTTTTCTGGAGCTTCAAAAGTTATTACTCCGTTCTTTGTTACTTGTCTGGCTGTCATACAGTTTTTACAGCCTGTCTTCTTTCTGCTCATAAATTACCTTCTTTCTTATATAAAGTTAAAGGGGCTGTCGCACTAAAAAATAGTGTGAAGCCCTTTTTCTATGAAAAAAATTAAATCCTAACCTCAAAGAAGT